AATACTTATCAAACATCCAAGGATGATCAAAAGGTTTATAGTAATCTCTATTACTTAGCAGACTCATTTTCTTGCTCCTTCAATTCTTCATATTTATCTAGTAACCACAACCAATAGAGTTGTGTGTATTCTTTTTCTTCTAACTGCTTACTCTGTCTAGTATTGTTTTCATCACAATAATCCAGCCACATCCTTCTACAAAACTGTTTAAAAGATGTATTTGCCATTAGAAATGATCTCTTAAAGCTTTTAATTTTTCTTCAGCACTTGTTAAGTTATCTAGTAACTTATCCATGTCATCTATTATATGTGGATGTTCTCCTACACCTACACTAGCTTCAAAGTAATTATCTAATTCAGCTTTAGCTATAGCTATATCAGCTTCATACTTTTTATGTAATGCATCAAATTTAGTTTCTCTTCTTGTATCTTGACTCATAATTATCCTTCACAACTTAGACATTCTATGTCTTCTAATTTAACTCTTGGAATCTTTACATTAACATTCTCTGCATTACGAGCAGCATTTGATCTAAAGTAATATAAAGACTTTAACTTATTAACACCATACCAATGAACATCATTTACATACTGTAAGTATTCATCATGTACTTCTTGAGACTCGGTAGCTTTTGGCATATTAAAGAAAAGGTTTACACTTTGACTTTGACATACGTATTGTTGTCTCATGTGTGCGTGTTCTACTAAATAGATTTGATTAATCTCAGGTGCTGTTTTAAATATTTCTTTTTCTTCTTCTGTTAAAATATCTAAATGCTGAACAGAACCATCTGACCCTGCTATATCTTTCCATATCTCTTCTCTTTCCTGTACATTAATTCCTTTCTTCTTAAGTAGCTTTTCTAGAAATCTATTTCTGACTTGGTAGCTCCCGGATAAAGTTTTGTGCGTATATACGTTAGCACGATATGGCTCAATACTAGGGGAAGTACCCCCACATATAATACTACTACTGGCATTAGGAGCAATAGCCAAAAGATGAGCGTTACGATGCCCACTACCATGTATATCAGGAGCTTCGCCACGTTCATCAGCAAGTCTTTTTGTAGCTTCCAAAGCTTTGTTCTTGATCTCTGAAAAGATAATGTTGTTATTACTCGTTGCGAAGAGCCCATTAAAAGGTAGTGCTTTGCTTTGGAGAAAAGCATGAAAGCCCATCGCTCCAAGACCCACCGACCTCTCTCTATATGCAGAATAAGCTGCTTTAACCATTCCTTCTTTTTCTTCTCTAACATAATTTTTAAACCTCTTAAAGTTTGCATTGTATCCACCTAATCCTGAAGTGTCTACAATCGCTTCGATAAAATGTTCTAACACATTATCAAGCATAGTTATTAAATCATCTATAAACTTATCGTCCTTCTTCCATTTATCGAAGTATTCTAAGTTTACACTCGATAGACAGCAGACAGCAGTACGTTCTTCATTCGTAGGTAATACTATCTCTGAACATAAGTTACTCTGTTTAATTTCTAAACCTAGGTCCTTTTGTTCTTGACGTAACTCTTGATTACATCTGTCTATATTTATTAAGTATGGCTCACCTGTTTCTGCTCTGGCATTTAACAGTTGCCACCATAAATCTCTAGCACTAACAGTCTTAACAGCTTCCCCTGTCTTAGGATCAATTAATCTCCAGTCATCATCGTCCTGTACTGCTCGTAAGAATTCGTCTGTTAGATTAACTGCGTTGTGTATATTTAAATTCTTTCTATTTATATCTCCACCAGATTCTTTACGCATGTTAATAAACTCTTCTATCTCTGGATGATCTATATCAGAATAAGCTGCATAACTTCCACGTCTTGTTGTGCCTTGATTAAATGCTAACATCTCTGCATCTACTACGTGCATAAAAGGTATTGATCCAGTAGACCTAGAACCATGTCTAGTAGCTACTCCATTACTTCTAACCTCTCCCCAATAGCCACCAATACCTCCACCTGAACTAGCTAACCATATGTTCTCGTCATAATGATCAGACAATCCTCGTCTACTATCAGGTACATAATTTAAAAAACAGCTGATAGGAAGTCCACGAGTAGTACCACCATTAGATAAGATAGGAGTACTAAACATAAACCAAAGATCAGAACTGTATTCGTAAAGTCTTTGAGCAAGTTCAAAATCAGTTTCTCCTTTATAAGTTGCAGCAAATACTGCAGCTCTTGCAAAAGCTTCTTGTGCATGAGTCTCATTCTCCCAAAAGTATCTGTCTTGTAAAGTATCTAAACTAAACTTATCCAGTTTCTTTTCTTTATTATAATCTATTACTATTCCTAAATAAGGCTTCTTGCCAACTTTATCTTCAATCATTATCTTTCCCTAACAATGTTTCTGTTAATCTTTTTTCATACCATTCAGCTTTCTGTAAGTCCTGAATACCATTCTTATATCTAAATCTCCATCTATACTTCAAAGAGTTTCCACGTAAGTATCCGATAAATTCTTCAAAACCTAACATAGCTCTGATTGCATCTATACACTCTATCTCTCCTTGATTGTAATGCTTTGGATGATTCACTAAATCTTCTTTCTTTTTCTTAGTCATTAATGTAATACCTTTATTTCTCTTTCTTCTAATTCTAATTCTACTAGCTCGTACATCTTTTCTAATACTTCAGTATCTATAGTATCTATATCATTACCATTAAATAAATAACTACCTACTATAGTAATTAAATCTTTTAAGTCAATACCATCTACGTTTATAAATTCTTCAGACATTTTCTGTATCTTTTAAAGTAATATTATTTATATTTATATTTTTTGAATTATATATTTTTTTAATTTTTTTAATAAACCATCTATAACTATAAGCAGATAGTATAACTTTTCTATTAGCATAGATATGTGTTTGATCTGGCATATACTTATCTAAGTTCTTTATTGAAACATCATTACTATCTTCTTCTGGTATCATAGACTTAATCCAATCCACCATAAGTTCTTTAGCTTTTCTTCTAACGTGCTTTGCTTTTTTTGAATTCATTAGTTATCTCTTGTACTCTAGGTTCTTTAACTACTCTTGTAAGATAAGAGTATCCTTTAGAATATTTAAATATCCTAAGTCCTTTACCATTATTAGAATCTTTATGACATTCTACCTTATGTCTGCAATACATACAGCCTCTAGGTAGTTTCATGTTACCAGAGACTCCATCTGGTATGGGTTGGTAACATAATTCAGGAGGAGTTTCGTCCTTTAAAGATTTCTTAACCTTATCTATTTTAGTCTCTATATTAGGCTTGTCAAGTTCTTCTGGACAATAAAGGGCAAGTTCTCCACTTTCTTTATTCATAGCTAGAAATCCACCATTAGATGTACCATGACCAGACTCATATCCTGCTAGTTGTGCCATGTATCCAAAGGTATCATCTTCTCTAAGAGTACCATCTCTAAATTTCTTAAAGGCAAATCCAGAAGCTGTCTTTATATCTATTACTTCACCATCAATAACACAATCCATGTGTCCATGCACTCCTTTAACCTTAACTTCTTTTTGTTCATCTGATACTGTATGTCCAGCAAGTCTTACTAAAAGTAATACTACTTCTTCTAACATATGACCATATAAGAATTTAATAAAGGTAGCAGGTGCAATAGGTTGAGCTTCTTTTTCAGTCTTCATATCAAACCATAACTGTCTATTAGGTCTTCCTATATTAGACATTCTTAAAGTTTCTTTGCTTCTTGGAGAAGGAGTTGACCAATGTTTTAGTACCTCTTTCATATCCTCGCCAAATTGATCTATCACTTCGTCTGATAGGTTAAGCGACTTACCCTCTCCAAGAGCAGATAGCTTCTTATAGATGTCTTCTACTAATGTGTTTAGTTTCTTTTTACTCATGTTCTATGATTTACAAATCTTAATTTTCTAGTCTCGGCATCATAATATAATTGTCTAACACCTAATTTCTTTTGTTGATCTGTTCTTTTACCAGTAGGTTTAAACGCTGTGTATGCTTTACCTTTCTTACTTCGATAAGACTTAACATCTATTAATGTCAACTCTCCTGTCTTAGATATAGCAATGAGATCAACACCTCCTGTACATCCACAGTTTCTAAATACTTCATAGCCATTATCCCATAACCAAGTGGTAGCATAATGTTCTGCCATGTCTCCTACTCTATTACCTTCAATGTGTTTCACTCCAATTATCTCCTATTTTGTATTCACCATCCATAGGACAGCGAAGATTATAATACTCACCAGCTTTAATAATACAGCCAACAGCACGTTCACCTACAAAGTCTACTATATCTTCTCTAACTTCCATCTGCCATTCATCATGGATATTAGCTACGAATCTAGCATCAAGTGTATTTAATTTAATTAATGACTGTAACTC